GCAAGTAGGAATTAAGTTAATGCCAGAAGGAGATTTTACTCCTTCCGACTACGATGAATTAGAATTATACTTTGGATTAGAATACCAGATGCCAGAAGAGATTTTATTTGAGAAAGGCTCTGACTTTGTATTCTATGAAAACGGATGGCCTGTTATAAAAAGAAAATTACTAGAAGATATAGCAGAAACAGGATTAGGTGCTACTAAAGTTACTACATCTGCTAATGGAAAAATAAACATTAGAAGAGTAGTTCCAGAAAATAGTTTTTACGGATTTTCAAACTATGATGACTTTAGAGATGTATCATTTATAGGAGAGATTATTTCTATGAAATTGGTGGACATTAGAAATACATACCCAGATATGCCAGAAGAGAAAATATTTTTGCTAGCTCAAAAAGCAAAGCAATATACTCAGACTGTTAAATGGGATGACAGATTTAGATATTCTATTGATAGACCTTATGATGATTGGTCTGTAGATGTTTTAGATTATGAAATCAAAACAATAGACAGTATGATGTATCAAGCCAAAACTAACAAGTATGGCAATCTTACTGCTGTTGATAGAAAAGATAAAGCTCCACAAATATTTTGTGATAACAAAGAGTTAATTACCAAGGATATGTATGTTATATATCGTTGAGTATATGTGTTGAATAGCGATATGATGCTTGAGTGGGGAGTAGCTAAGAATATGATTAAGCCTTCTACTACAAAGGAGATGGCTAACGCTTATTTTAGTTATAGTGTATATATGCACGAAAACCTTGACTTAGAGAATATGGCTATCCCAGAAAGGATGGAAACTTCTATTCGTCAAATGACATTAGCTCACCTTAAGATTCAACAATTAATAGCTAAACTTAGACCATCTGGTTTGATTATAGATATTGATTCTTTATCAGATATTAACATCGGGCAAGCTAAAGCATTAACTCCATTAGAGTTACAATCTGTTTATGACCAAACTGGTAATATTTACTATAAGCGTAGAACAGAAGATGGAGATAGTATAAATCAAGTTCCAATTCAAGAAGCTCCAAACTCTGGTAGTGTAAGCCAAATCCAACAGTTGATTATGGTTTATAATCACTACCTAGACCGTTTAAGAGATGAGATTGGAGTAAATGAATATAGAGAAGGTGCTGCAATTAATCCAAAAACAGGATTAGGTGTACAACAGTCTCAAATACAAGCATCTAACAATGCAACAGATTTTATATATGATGCTTATTTGAACATATACGAGCAGACTGCATTTAAAATATCTTTATTACTTTATGATTCTGTTTTGTACGGAGGAAAGCAGTACGAAGATTATTTAAGCCCAGATAAAATAAAAGGTAAGGCATTTGATGTAAAGATTGAAGTAATGCCAGACGAGAGAGAAAGACAATTCCTTGAGTCAATGATTCAAACAGCTTTATCTGCTGGTATGATTGAATTTGAAGATGCGTTTAGAGTTAGAAGTATTAAGAATGTCAAACTAGCTGAAATGTATTTGACAAAGGCTAAAAAGAATAAACAAAAAGAAGATATGCAAAAGGCTCAGCAGAATTCACAAATGAATGCTCAGTCTCAACAACAATCTATTCAAGCTAAGGCTCAAGCAGATATGCAATTAGAACAAATGCAAGGTCAAACTAAGGTAACTATGGTTTCTACAGAAATGAAGATGAAACAAGACTTATCTCAGCAAGAATTTGTACAAAATGTTTTACTTAAATCATTTGAGTTAAGCAAACCTCTTGATGAAACTTTGCAATCAATAGTTAATTCTTATTTTACTAAGAAGCAACAAGAAGAAATGCAAGTTCAACAGCAAGCTCAAATGGAACAACAACAAGCACAAGAGCAAGCTCAACAAGAAGGGCAATCCAATGAACCACAATAATTTATATATTTGCATAACAAAATAAACCAAAAATGACAGAGCAAGAAATCAACCCGTTTGATGTATCAAGTTATTCCAATGACTTAAGTACCTCAAATGAAAAAGCACAAGCAGTGGAGTTGCCTCAAGAGGAAACAACACAAACAGTTAGCGAAAGCACTGAAAGTACCCCAACAGAATCTACACCAGTAGAGACTGTTCAAGAGGTTAAATCAGACCCCACAGCTACTGAAACAAAAATTGAAACTACTGAAACACCAACCCAAGAGCCAGAAGCTGTTGGATTTGAGTGGAACAATGATGTAGCTAAAAATATATACGATGGTCTAGTTAGCGGGAACGTATCCGAAATAGCAGACATATTGTATGAACAAAAAGTTCTTTCTGAGTTGGACACGATGAGTGAATCTGATGTATTAAAGCTAAGATTAGCTTACGATTATCCAGATTTAACTCCTCAAGAGATTGAGGAAGAATTTGCTTCTAAATATTCTGCTGATAAAGATTTTGACCAATCTTTAATGTCAGAAGAAGAAATTACTGCTAAAAATAAGCAGATAGAGAAGCAAGAAAAAGCGATTGCAAGGGAATTGAAGAAAGATGTTCGTGATGCGAAAGATTACTTGCAAACATTAAAACAGGACATTAGCTTTCCAGATATCTTGAGTCATTTACAACAAAAACAAGCGCCTGTTAATACAGACGATATTGTTAATCAGTATTTAGAATCTCAAGAGCAAGAAAATGCAAAAGTGTATCAAGAAGCCAGAGAGGTGTTTGAAAAAAGCATTGAAGATGGCTTAAAAGGTTTTGAAGGGTTTAACGTCAGCTACAAGGACGAGGAAGTCCAATTTGACGGCAAGTATGCTCTGTCACCAGAGGAGAAAACGCAACTTCAAAGCGATTTGAAAACTTTTGATTTAGAGTCTTTTTACGGGCCTCGCTACTACAAGGATGGTAAGTACGATTCCAAGCAATTAGCAGAAGACGTCTATTTCTTACAAAACAGAGATAAAATTGTCAACTCTATGGTTACCCAAGCGGTAAGCAAAGCGAAGTCAGATTTATTGAAGGGGATGAAAAATATTGATTACAGTAACGCTCCTAGACAAGCTGCTGTAGCTGATACAAGTGATTATGATAAGATGGTAGGCAAAATGTTCAGTCTATAAACAATTATTTAAAACAAAAATAAAACACATTTAAAATGGCAGTTTTACAACCAGGTAACGTCGTTACCTCTACTGGACAAGTAAACAGACAGTTCGTGTCTGATTTATCTATCCTAAAACCTCAATACTACGATAAGTTTATTGAGAAATATGGCTCTCAAAACTACACTCAATTACTTGAGGCGTTAGGTTTAAAAGCTACAGTTCCTTCAAGAGAATTCTTTCACTTTGAATCTAAAGGTAAATTACATACCGCAGTTCAATTAAGTGGTGGTGCATTGGCAGCAGTTGGTGCAGGTGTAGCTATTGATGTTACAATTTCTTCTTCTTATGTTGATAGTGGTGTTTCTCCATTACGCGTAGGTGAAGTTGTTGAGAATGCTGCAACAGGAGTTCAATACAAAATTACAGCTGTTGCTTCTGCAACTGTTTGTACTATTAAGCCTTTATTAGCTGCAATTGATGCTAATGATGACTTAGGTGCTAACTCTACAGCTTATTTGTTATTCCGTGGTATTACTGAAGCTGGTGAAGCTTCTAGTAAATTTAATTCTATGACTGGTTTGACTGAAAAGAAAATGTTCTACACAACTGAAATTCGTGAAGACTTTTCTATCACTGACCGTGCTAAGATTGAAGAATTGTATTTTGAAGTTAACGGTCAAGCTTACTATACCTACAAAGGTTTAGATGAGGCTGTTCGTCGCTTTATGAACAACAAAGAATTCAAATTGATGTTTGGTTCTGCTGCTAATAACATTTCTGGAACAGTTGGTACAACTGGTTTAATTCCTCAAATTAAAGCTGGTGGTCAAACTTATCAGTGGGGTACTAACTCTGCATTTGATATTGATGATTTCCACGCTATCGCTCGTTTAGCTGATTTCAATGGTGGTGCTAGTGAATACCATTTCTTAATGGATTCTTACTTAAGAACTGCAGTTGATGATGCTTTATTTACTAAGTATCAAAATGGTGCTATCGTTTGGGCTAATGTTGGTGGTTCTCAAGACATTGCTGTGAAGTACGGTTTTGATTCTATCAAGATTGACGGTACTACTTTCCATATGAAAAAATACTTACCATTCAATGCTGAAGCTGTTTATGGAGTTGCTCCAGGAACTTCTTTATACAAGAATAGTGGTATTTTAATTCCTATGAAAGAAGGTCGTGATGCTCAAAGTGGAGATAAAATCCCTTCTTTACGTATTGTTTCTAACGAAGTAGAGCCAGGAAAAGAAGTGAAAGTTTGGGAAACTGGTGCTTTAGCTAAAGTTCCAACTTCAGACAAAATGGAATTGAATGTGCATCATATGGCATACGCAGGTGTGCAAGTGTTTGCTGCAAATCAATACATTTCAGTTACTTACTAATCTTTACAGATTAATAAAAGGAACCCTGCCTTATGGTGGGGTTCTTTTTTTTATCTATATTTGTAGAACATAAAATAACCAATATGGCAAAAGCAAAAAAACAAACAATTGATGCCGAAGGCAACATTGTAGATGTAGAAATTGAATCAAAAGAAGCTGCTGAAGCTTCAATGTTTATCCCAGAATTAATTGAAAAAAAGAAAAAACAAGTGCCTTGGTACGAGTTTGAATTAGTTGAAAAATTTCAAGTTAATACTGTAAACTCAAAAATCCCTTTCCCCGAAAATTACATCATTAAAAATACTGATGTAATTTATGATTCAGAGACAAAGGCTGAAAGAAATATTAGGTACTTAGAGGGAGTAGGTAGTATTTGGGTAGATGAACAAGAGCACTTGTCTGAGCAAAAAAAGAAGCAAAGACCAGAAATTAGATTTGTTAATGGAAGACTTAGAGTGCCAACTCAAAAGACAGCCTTAGTAGACTTCTTATTTAAATCTAATATGAATAAGGCAAACACTAACAGATTGCCAGAATCAAGGGCTATTTACACTTTAATTGACAATCAAGCTATTGAAGATAAAAACTTCAAAAACCTTGAAAACGAGATGAATGCTACAGAACTAGCCAAAACAACTGCATATGAAATTATGCTACCTCACGCTAAATATTTAGGCGTTAATGTTATTGATGATAACAGAGAGTATGTTTCAGAAAGAAGTCTTAGGATTAAGTACTACGACGCAGCAAAGAGATTACCAGACCTATTTTTAAAGAGTTACAATAATCCTTTAATTTTAGCTAAATTTGTAATTGATAGAGCCATTGAAGCTGGTTTAATAAACCTATCTCAAATCAAGGGTCAAGCTATATGGTCGGATACGAAGACCTTTATAGCTCAAATCCCCGATGGAAAGCAGGCTACAGAATTCTTAGCTGAATTTTGTTTGACTGAAAAAGGTAGAGATTTCTATTTAGAAATAAAGAGTTTGGTGAAAGCCTAACCTCGCTTTGTGTTATATGGTTTCATTGGTTAAGACCTCTCGTTTCTACGAGGGGTTTTTTGTTTATATTTGCAATATGACTATAGATGAAGTATATAAAACCGTAACCTACCTTGTTGATAAATATCAAGGCACATACCTATCTCCAGAAGATTTCAATAACATTATAAATATGGCTCAAACCCAATATTTAGAATCTATTGTTGATGGAACTGGTAATATTAATTCAAACAATAAAAATAGTCCAGTAGGTATAATTAGCAATAGCTCTATATCTGATAGATTATCAAAGTTTTATACAGAAGCTACATTAACTGTTGCTTCTAGTCTTTCTGCAAAGCCTGCAGCAATGAATACTGCAACATCATTAAGAACATCTGCTAATAGACCAATCAAAAAAGTATTTGATGATAATTTAGCAAACCATCTTAGTAATCCAATAGACGCTCCAACAACTGCAGACCCTATCTATATGGAGTTTGGCGATAATTTTAAGTTTTATCCATCTACTGTAGTTTCTCCAATATTAGGATACATTAGAAATCCAAATAAAATGCTTTGGGCTTATATTGGTAACTTAGTTTATTCTGAAAATGTAAATATTGCAACTACTGCATCTGGTACAAACTGGGCATTAGCATCTGGTGCAACAGGGTTAAGTGCAGGCGGATACACTCACACTACAGGCTCTGTTGTTCCATTGGCAAACTCAGCAACAACAGCTACTATAGGAACATATTATAATATTATTGTAACAGTATCAACAAGAACAGTAGGTTCTGTTACGGTTAATTTTGGTGGTCTTACTGGAACAACAAGTGTAAATGGAACTATAAATATTACTGGTATTGCTACTACAGCAGCTGCAATATCAATAGTCCCAAGTAATACATTTGATGGTACTGTTACCGTTGAGATAAGAGTTCCAAGCACTCAACCAGAGTGGGCTGATTCTGATATGAATGAAATTATTTATAGAGCAATAGGTATTATAGGGATTAACTTAAAAGATGGAGATTTACTTAGAGTATCTCAAACAATTAAAAACGAAGGCCAATAATGACTAGAAAAGTTCTAATAGAGCAGATAAGACGTATGATGTATGGTAGTATACCTACAGATGACGCTAACGTAACAGAAAAGGAAATTAACCTATATATTAATGAAGGTATAGCCTATATGGCTAAAGTTAATTATACTGATGCTATAAAGCTTGATGGTATAGAAACTGTTGCTGATTCTTTTTATGCAACATTCAAGAACTTGGCTATTACAAAAGATAATGATACTGGATACTATGCATTAGACCTTCCTCAAGTACCACTTGGTTTATCAAGAGGATATGGTATCTCTACTGTAACATTCCCTACAAGCACTGGATTAGCTAAGTCTCCAATACCTATCTCTCCAAGAGAATTAGATTATGTAGATAATTTAAAGCAGCCTCCTAGCAAGATATTTTATTGGGCAGAAGGTAAAAAACTTTGGTTTAAAAGCTATACTAATTTAGTAGGCAAATTTGCTATTGTAAGAATGGTAAGTACAGAAACTGCAGATTTAGATGCAGAAATAAATGTACCTCAAGAGTACATTACAGATATTATTAATTTAGTTATGAATCAGCTTAGAACTAGAAAAGCTACTCCTCAAGATTCAACAAACGATGGATTAGATAAAGTATAAATATTATGGCAAAAGATACAGCAAAATGGGTTGGATTAGCAGAAGTAATTTATCAATACTTAGACCAGTCTAAACAGACTAGCGCAGAGTTTCGTAGATTATGGACTGTTGGTGTTCGTGGTGTAGAAGAGATGGGTATGGATGTATATGGAACTACTAAGACAGCTAGCTAGTTGTTAATGCTAATAAGACCGTTAATCTTCCATCAGACTATGTTGGATTTTCTAAAGTAGGAGTTTTTAATGCATACGGAGAAGTATCTACATTGAGAAGAAATAAAAATATGTCTTCTTATAAAATAAATCAAACAGATAGAACTACAAGCAATACAGATAATACAACTGGTAATACATATAGATTACAAGACTTAGCTTATGTCAATTATTTTGATGGAGCTAGATATGTAAATATTTTTGGCGCTGGTTCTGTATTAAATAGTGCTGGGCAGTTTGATGTTGATGAAGAGCAAGGATTAATTTATTTAGATAATGAATTTTCTTTTGCATATGTTGTATTAGAATATTTATCATCTCCAGCTGATGATGTTGATTATAAAATACCATTACAAATTAGAGAAGCTGTTTTAGCTTTTGTAGCTTGGAAGGATATTGAGCATTTACCATTAGGCAGAAGAGCAAGTTTAGGAGATAAGCAATTGCGTAGAAAAGAATATTATAACCAAAAGAGGAATGCAAATCTTCGTGAAAATCCTGTTACATTATGGGATGCGAATGAGGTTATAAGAATGAATACTAAATTAGCAGTTAAAGCTTAATATGAAAACCATAACTAAAGTTTTTAGTGGTGTTATGAATCTAGATGATTCAAATGAGATATTTCCATCTGTTCATCATAAAGAAGCTAAGAATGGTATATTTAGAGGAAACTCCTCTATGATTAAA